AATCTCTACCAAACAGTATGCCTTATGGTAATCTTTAGCTACTTTGTAAATAATGTTGGGAAATAACAACGGACTAATTCTGTTACTTCTATATTTAGCTACTACAGTATAGGGATACGCAGTTATGTCTACAACTGCAAATGCTGAGTAATCTCCGCCGACGCCTCGGGAAGTATCAGCAACTAGCATATATACATGATCTTCCTGCGGTTCTTCCAGAATATCTAATCCGTCTTTAGTATAAACAAACTGCTTTGTGGACATAGCAGCAATCGTGTCCGGATTAATAAGTGTGTTAGATGAACCAAGGAATCTACATAAAACTTCTTGGTTAAACTTGAGTTCACCTAGCATTGATTTCTGTTCAGCTGCCCATTTATCATCTCTACCAGGAATTCTGTTATATGGGATAAACATTGGAACAAATCCATTTAATCCTTGCTCAGCTTCATTCCAAAATTTCCAGAAATGATTATAACCAAGCGGGGTAGATGTTAATAGAATCTTTGTGGTATTACCAGCAGAAATTGTTGGGTAAACAGATGTGAAGAAGTCTTCTGCAACATTATTTGGAATAATGGCCGCCTCGTCAATATACAACCAGTTTACAGATTTACCTCGAATACCGGATGAGCTTGTTGCCGCGGTGAATACTTTAGAACCATTTTCAAGTTCAATGTCACCTTTATTAAACGTTTTCACCCCTTGCTGCATCCACATGGGAAGCATCTCATACATTAGTTCGTATCGAGAAAGTACCTCTCGCGCAGCTGACGATTTATTCGCTAGAATAGCAACTGTTTTATTTTCTTGAAATAGGGTGTACCAAAGAATACATGCTGCGGATGTGATGGTTTTGCCTTGTTGGCGACCTTCCATCAGAATAACTTTACGATTATTAAGTATAACACCTACTTTTTCTTTTTGGCATTCGTAAAGTTTAAAACTAATAAGACCTTTATCTAATGAAACAATTTTACAATATGTTTCTATAAAATAGATAGGATCACTCATACACCGCATTAACTCTTTAACTTGTTCTGAGGTGTATTGTTGTACGGTTCCAATTGGTTTTAAATTTGGATTTCCGTTATATGATATTTGTTTATTGCTCAATTGTTCTGCCGTCGTCTTTGTTGCCTAGCATTTTCATTAGTTCAGCAGTAGAACCAGCAAATACAACATTGTTGTTCGTTGTTATATTTCTTGGGCCATCGGGATCATCTTTTTTCAAATCTTTAGCTTTTTTCTGCAAATCCATAAGGTCTTTTGCTACATCAGAAACTGTTTTAATTAGTTGACCGGCAACTTCATATGTTCTAGGATGTTCTGAATTTTTAGCAAGCTCTATCATCTGATCTAGAGTATCTTCACTTTTATTTATAAGGTTGCGTAATGTGTTTCTTGCTAATTGATAATCATCTTCCTGATCCATTTTTCTTGATTCAGAATCACTAACCGCAGGCAAAGTAGTAGGCAAATCTGTTTCATCCACGGGTGTTATATCAAATAACGCATCTAGTTCAGGAATTTTTTTCATTAAAAATCTTCAATCGTATCTGTAAATCCTATATCATCACCCGGTTTGGCATCCAACGGATCTGGAGTGGTAGTTATAACATTTATTCTTTCAGATAAGTTAACATTATTAAATGTGCTTGCAACAACCTTCTTAATAATGCCTTGTTTATTAACGGGCCCATAAAAATTAAGTTTCATTGTGAATGACAATGTCCAAATAATAGTTCGTCTATCTTCAAAATCACCATCATAATTATCTTCAAACGAAACTGAATCTAAAATAATAGGCAAATCGTTTTTAATATTTAACTGAGGAATTGACTTCATCGTTAAATTATAATCAGGATTAAAGTATGGTAAGATTTGTTCTATAATTTGCAACCCATCATCTTGATTCTTAACGTACACATATAATTGTACATTAATATTATACGGTGTAGGTGCATACTGTGAATCCAACGTGGTTGTCGTTGCGTTAACTGCTCTACTTTGTTGCACTGGACTTATTTTACGATTATAGTCATAATTTAAAGTCGTCATCTCAAATGCAATTCGCGGTACAATAATTTGCACATTACGATCATCGACATTTGGGCGTTGCTGAATTCTGGCCAATGCTTTAGATTTGCCGGAATATGATAAAGGAACCTTTAATATTTGAATTATATTACCGTCAGCATCTCGGCGTTCAACATTGATATTGTTGAACATATTGCCAAAAGCGACAATTGCCTTTCGAATTGTTCCCCAATAAAATCTTTGGTCTAACATTATTTAAATACCTCTCCAAATGGATTTCTTTCACTAAAATCTAAAATGTCTGTAATGTTAGTATCATAATCTTCGTTTCGTGCGCCACCATCATCGGCGTGTAGTGTAGAATATGCTTCGCTAACAATTGGAGATTCTGTATTGTATTCAAACAATAATTCATCGCCATTTTCTTGTAATAAGCCAAAATTGCGAATGTCTTCATTTATATTATCCGGGTATGTGTCAATTTCAGATATGCCTGTAGTAATAACTTCGCTTGAGAACTGCATTAACTCACAACTTAATTTATATACATATAGTTTACCAACCTGATAGAATGGTTTATCCCCTTCTACCTTGCGTATTTCAAAATACGATTTTGTTAATGGGAAATAAAGAATGTCGCCTTCAGCTGGTCGGGTTGCCAAAACAGTATTGCCGGTATTACCAGCAACCTCTAACCAACGTTTTCTCGAGACAACAAAATTAGCGCTCTCAACGGTTTCTACACCAAACTTAGATAAAAATTCGCCCTGGCCTTCAAATCCAGTATTGCTTTCCAAATACATCTCAATAGGATAGGCATGTTCGTAGTTGTTTAAAGGATCTTCACCTAAAATACGATCTTCATTGTATGCTTTGCGAGGCAAATAGTACAATTCGAAACCATAAATCTTCAAGCACTCTATGATTATGTCCTCATAAAGGTTCTGTTCCGAACCACGCCCCATAGGAACGCCGGATTGAAAATATGGATTTACGGTTGCCATTTTATATTATGTTTCTATTGACAATCTATTGACACGATGTTAGTATATGCTATGAGGCTCAGTGATAAGAAGCATTATTTAACCGACGAACATATCCACAGGCAATTCGAATCTAGACTGTATTTCAGTTTCAATTTGCCTAATTTCTTCTGTTGCTTCCTGATAGATAATCTCACCGTTTAATGTTACTCCCCCAGGAAGTTGTACACCGGCAAACTTCTTCAAATTATTACCCCATTGTTTTTTAATTTGAGCAGTAGCATATCTTTTTAAGAACATATCGTTATATACATCGGTATAAACATCTGGATCTAATATTCTCCAGCATTCTACAATAATATATGTGCCTTGAACAACATCTGCAGCCCAATCCATATCAATATGTAACCTATTCATATGTCTATTGAATCGAATTGGTTTTTGTCCCACAAGTAATTGATTAATTAATTCAAGTTCTTGTCTAACTGCAGTATAGTATATCAAATCTGTGGACATTAAAGTATACAAATCATTAATTAGAATTTGGTATTTAATATCAAAGATGTTAGTTCCCGTGGACTTATTCATAAACGGAAATACTCTCTCAACACCCACAACAGCATTTGATATTTCAATATACTGATTAGATATATTATTAGCTGTTATCTCATGCTTTAGATACAATTTTTCTACAGCATCAAAGTGATACTCACGATAGAATTGAAACGCATCATCAATGCGATCTTCAACTTGATCGTCATCGACATTTATCTCAATAACAGGAGCACCCAATTGCCTTAGGCAATAATCTTTTAATTGTTCTCTAGATGTTACAGATGCCATTTGTTATCCTTTTGTGTATTTATAGCGCCGCAATGTTTGCTCGGAATTCAGCATATGTTGCACTATTAGCAACGATAGCTTTTAGTGTGGCCTTACTAATATAGTTATTTGAAATAAACGCTGTAGATTGAGAAGTACTATCTGGGAATGTTAACCTACCATCTGTACTAAAGACCCACGTATTTCCTGTATTAGCAGTATAATTGGTACTGATATATAAACCGTTAGTATCTACCTGTACATAATTTTTGCCATCTGTACTAGCAACTCCGCCACCAATGTTGGATGTTACAAACCAACTTTGCCCGTCCCCAGATGATCCGGCAGGCCCTGGATAACCATCTAATATTTTACTGCCAGTAGGGAATGTTACGTTACCAATAATATCTAAGCTAACTATTTTACTACCATTAACTAAACTACTAATAGATTGTCTTAAAATTGTGCCGGATGAATCTCCGGAAACACCTGGCATTACGGTAATAGATCCTTCAACAACTCTAACAACAGTAGTACCTAAATATGCCTCAACATCATATACATATCTACCATGCGGCAATAATGATGTATTTGCTGCAGTTAAAAATAAATTAACATTTCCTGTTGTTGCATTAACAACATTTGCGGTTAAAATTGCAGCATTTGATGCATCATAAGATGTTCGCATTTTACTACGAACACTATAACCTGCCAATGATATTGGATTTTTGCTATTATCCAAAAATTGTATATTGGCGCTGAATGTTGCGCCTTGGTCTATTACTAAATTTTTAGTTGTTGCCATTTATTATCCGCAGTGGTAAGTGCAAGCAATTAGCTTAACTTCGGTTGGTGATGAGAATGTAACATTTTCTCTTGCTTTTGCTACAGTATAATTACGCATTAAGTCATCACTTTGTTTCATGCCTTTGCCTGGAATTGAAGATGTTGTGATATAATCGCC